ATCCTTTCTTACCTGTCCACCACTCAACTTGGTTCTATGATGTCATTTGTTCAGGAAGTGGCCACTGCAGTTTGCAACTCACCCAGAAAAAAGAGAATAGTGGTTCCTGATCATAGTGGGTTTAGCAAAAAAACTTGTCATTTGTCATTGGACTGCGTCACTGACAGATTCGCAGTAAGCTTAACCAACATGTCTTCCACCCTCAATTCCAACAAAGACCAAACAGTCGCAGTTGCTGGATATTTCCTTGATGACGACTGCAACTTTTCTAGAAAACACGAGCAAGGTCTTTCTGAGTGGTTTAATTATTCTGCTGCAGATCTGGACTGGCATCTGACTTTGATTCACAAACTCTTGTCTTGGCTGTCTCTTGAGTATGAAGAGTTGTTTGTCAACAATCCTAAAGTGACAAAAGAACAAGTAATCAGAACTGCTTTAGCACCATCCTTGATCATGATGGCCAATGATCAGAAATTTGCACAAGCCTCAGAGATGGTTAGATATATTTTTGTGAACTCCACTGGTATCTCTGGGGGAACTAAGAACTTATATGACAAAATTAACTGGTACAGACCCAAAAATGTTATAACCAAACTGTACATGTTAAGAATGATCAAAATGAGTTCGGGAGTACAGTGGTTCAAGGCCATTGATCGCAAATCTGAACTGTTGAATGAGTATCAGTCTGTGTTGGATACAAAAGACCATTTAACCAAGACTTTCAAGTTCAAACACTGGAAAATAGCATTCCCCCATGAATATGATTATGTCCCTTCTGACTTGCACGTTTACAATTCTTTTTACATCTGTAAAGCATTCACAGTACAAAGACACAATAAGATTTTGTCAGAAAGCTTGGTTGTCTCAAAACAGCTTGAAGCTCGCAGAAATTACTTGTTGACCTTGGAAAAGAACAATTGGCATGAGCTTAGATTCCTTCCGGATTTTTCCTCTAGTCAAGAATTGTATGAGTACATTAAAGCCATGGATTTTGGAAGCATAAATGGGTCTGTTTATTCTCCTTCTCCAATTGTAGTTCTGCTTGGTAGTTTTTCAACTTTGCTTCGGACTCACAAACACTTTGAGACAATCGGTGATTTGGTGAACAAAGAATATCCCATGAGAGAACTTCCCAGAATGCTCAAAGCCTCAGATATAATGAACACACATGGTTCAGTGACTAGTTCAGGTTCTCACGGAGTTATAGTTTCAAACTACAAAACTCAAATTGTTGAGAAAGAGAACAAACCTAAGATAACAAAGAAGGTTTTTGTAAATCAAAACAATAAATGTTATGCTACAGTGCTACAGGACATTTATGATTTCCTTACTGATGAACCAGCTAAGCCCATTCCAGACGATTGGACCAGTGTAGAAGCTGAATACGAGAATGTGAAGAGAGAAATGACAGATGAAATTTTAACTTGTGGTCTTAGACACAGCGATCAAATTTGGGCTCTAGTTTCCAGGCACATATCGAATCTGACACAATTTGTTTCTAAAATGACCCACAAAGATCAGATTGGGCAAAGAGAAATTGCAACATTGAATGCAGCTTCTAGGATTTGTTGCTATTATGTAGAAGAGTTTTCTAGATTAATTAGAGACACTGAGCACAAAAACGGCATGCAAGTTGATCTAATTGAAAGAAAAGACAAAGAGGTTATTGTCAAAGCAGCTTTCAATAAGAGCAGAATATTGGCAGCTGAAGGCAAAACAGTGGTGTATGATTCTGCTGATTGTTCCAAATGGGGACCCTCAATGTTAGTTTCAATCATGTACATATCGTTGGGTATGAGGATCCATGATGTGCACATCAGAGAGACAGTCATGAGATGCATGCACTTGTTTGGTAATAAAGTGTACAAACTCCCAGATTCCTTGTACACAACAACAGATTTGGATCACACTGAGGAGGAGACAAATGCAGTGTCTAGAGCCAGAAATGAAATTAGAAACATGTCTTGGCCCCTGGGTAGAGCAGATCTTCAAATTATCAATCTACCTGAAAGTATGCATCAAGGCATTCTTGGCGTGACATCTTCTGTATTAGGAACAGATATGTTAAACCTTTC